TGATCTTCATTCCACCAGGCGCCGCCTGGATGGCAAAGCGCGGCGGCTCGGGGGGCTTTTCCACACGACCGGCTGACATAACGTCCAAAAGCTGCCCAATCAGCCCTAAACCGTCCACTTGGTCATCATGCTTGCCAGCCGGGAAGGCCAGCAATTCTGATTCAAGATCGGCAATCCATGGCGCATCCGGCGGCACCCGCAAGCCATCCAGCGCCATGCGCCCGATGATGCTTTGCGCCCGCACCGCCTTATCCCCGCGCGTCGGAAATTGCCGGCGATAGACATACGCCTTGCGCTCACGCATCCGGCGCTCAAGGAAAGGCCCGACGCCTGCCCTGATCTGGCCCGTTTCTTCCGCCCATGCCAGCGGCTTCCATTTTAGTGCCAAATCGCAAAACGCCTCAATCCAAACATCAGCGGAAGCCTGCGCCCGCCAAACATCTAGCAAGTGCAACCGCCCGGCAGGGTCCATCCCCGCCACCACATGCACCGTGAAATCCCCGCCATCGGCAGTCACGGCATAATCACTGGCGCCATAAACACGCATATTTTCACGCGGCGGAGGCGCTTCTCGGATGATCCACTGACGCTGAAATAGCGACCCCTCAGCCGGCGCCGGACGTTGCTGATACAACGCCGCCCAAGTCCGGGCGTCCGCCGTTTCACGCTTGCGGATCAGGTCCGCCCCGTATCCGTATTCGTCATCGCCCCAAAGCGCCGCTCCTGGCATTCGCTCAAGCGGATCGTCAGGGTCTTCTGCAATGGCAGGCAGCTTCAGCACGCGCCAGCGATTGGCCTCGCGCTCTAACAAGCGCCCGGCTAGGTCATCTTCATGCCAGCGCGTTTGCACCAGCACGATCCCCGCCCCAGGCCGCAAGCGCGTGGTCAAATCGTCCTGGAACCACTCCCATACCCGATTGCGCCGCGTCTCACTGTCCGCATCCTCGCGCGACCGAATAGGGTCATCAATCACGGCAAGATCGGCTCGAAGGCCGGTAATCACGCCACCAACACCCGCCGCGCGGTATTGCCCGCCGTTGGTCGTTGTCCAAAGTTCTTCAGCCTCACGGTCCAAGCCATAACCTAGCAGCTTGCCATATTCCCGCACTCGGCCTCGCACCCGCCGCGAAAAGGACTGCGCCAGATCGGCAGTATTACTTGCCGCGATGATGCTGCGATCCTTGCCTTGCGCCAGAAACCAAGGCGGGAACAAGTCGCTAGTGTAGGTGCTTTTGGCGCTGCCAGGCGGCATAAACACCATTAGCCGGTCATTCTCACCAGCCGCAACCGCTGCCAATTCACGGATCAGCAGCTTGTGGTGGCTTGCCGGCTTCATTTCACGCGGCGCAAGCGCATGTTCGCACCACGCCAGCAAATCGCGCCTAGTCTTCCGCCTTTCCAATAGCAGTTGCGCGGCCTCGGCTTGCGATAGCGGCAAGTTCTTCATCCGTCATTTGGTCAGGGGTTGCTTCCGAAAGCTCGATTTTAGACACAGGCGGCATGATGCGGTTTAGCAAGTCCACCGCCGCCGCATGGCCGGAAGGGTTTAGTGCATCCGTTGCCCTAGCAAGCTGCGCCTCTAGGATATCATCCTTGCGCGCCGCAATCTTAGCCCTGATTTCGGCTGCGACTTCCTTTCCGGCTGATTTCGCGGCGCCGGGGGGCTGGTTATCGGCATTGAACAATGGCGCAACGCTAGCGCCCTTGGCGGGGCCACCATGGCCTGCACCCCTCGCCGGGGCATTACTCTTTGGAAACCGGCCCGTAACCGGGTCACGCTCGGCCATCAGTATTTCTTGCCGCCCTTGCGCTTCGTGCCCATCGGATCACCTCATGAAAAAGCCCGGCAGCCTTGTGGGGCTCCGGGCGCAGAAAACCAGAATAGGGGATGGCTACAAATAATTCAGGCGCTTGTCAAGGGGTTTTCAGCGCCATCAGCCGGTCAAGCCCGATGGCCACCTCAAACACCACGCCATCAGGCCAATCCGTCCGTTCGGAGCATCCCGCCACCTCTAAGCCCTGGATATGCCAGTCCACCGTTCGGCGGCTGTAATGGGGCAGTTCATCAGCCGGGGCAGCCTCGCCGCCAAAGCGCGCGGTCAGGGCTTGCAGCGCCGCGCCGATGTAATCCGCCTTGGTGTCAGGCCGGCAGAATAGCTGGAATTCCTGTTGCCAAAATTCCCGCAGGCGCAGCTTGGTGGCGCGCATGGTTTCGCCGTGTGCTTCGTCCCGGAAAGACTTCCCGGCTTGCCAAAGACAGACCGGCAGGCGCTTCATGCGCTGCGCCTGTTGCGGGAACAGGGCGCCAAGCGCCGCAAAGGTGCCCGCCGTAGTCTCCGGGCGCAGATAACCGCGTGACGTGCCGAGTAGCTCAAACCCGGCAGCGATATGCCCGCCTAGATGCTCGGCAGGCGTCAAGATGGGCGTCTCGACCCTGATCATCGTCACGGCAGGGTTTAGGGCCTGCCAGGCGTCCCGCACAATCACGGCAATCAGCCGGATCAGCGCGTCGCGTTCCTCAATTTCGCGCTCAGTCCAAAGGACGGTCGCGTTGCTGTAAAGCGGTGTCATATCGTTCCTTCCAAAAACTGCCCGGTCCTGACCATCACGGCTCACCTAAACCCCTTGGACCGTGTTGACGCTCGCCCTCGCGGGGTCGCGCTGGTTAGGTCGATCCGCCAGCCGGGCGCCAGCGGTAGGAATACTCCAAGGGGTATTCAGTTTTGACTATCCAAAACGTCAGGGTCAATGACATCGCGCTTTGGATAAAGCAAAGGCGGTTCAGCGCCGCCGCCCGATGGTTCTGGATGGCTGCCGCCGCCACCAGACGCGACCACAATAAACTCGCGCGGGTCCAATGGCGCCAAAATATGACGCCCAATGCCTTGCGGATCAATGGGCCTGCCGCCGTCTGTCAACATCGCCGTCTCCAATGCCTGCCGGTAATGTGCCATCATCATCCCCAGCAGCGCCACCACCGGGCCAGGCACGGCGCGCGTCCCCTCACACCATCGGCGGACGGTGCGGGCGTCCACAAACGCCAGACGCGCAAAGCCGACCTGGGATAGCCCCAAATCGGCAAGGGCGGCGCGGAATTGGTCAGCATTCATGATTGCGCTCTTGCAATTCAAACCAGAACGCCTTGACAAGTGCCCAATCTCGGACGGCTGGCACAAACCCACGCTTAAAAGCCCGAACGCATCTGAAAGCGGCGTCAGTTATATTATGATCCTGAGCATCTATGGCGCGTTCCAGAATGTCGCGGGCGATCTGAAGGTTGCTCATGGCGCGGCCCCTTATGCTTCGGCTTTGGCAGCGCGCAACCGCGCCAATTCAACCCAAAGCGCCTGCGTGACTTCAGATCCGTCTTGGCTTTCCATTTGCTGGATGCAAAATTCAGCGTGATCAAGTCCAGTGGTTGCGGCGATTTCAGCCAGGTCAGAAACGGTAATTGTGTATTGGCTCATCGGTCTATTCTCTCGCAGCCGGGCTTGATTGCCCTTGCTGATAACCGGAACATAGGACCATTGGCCCCCATACGTCAAGCGAAAAATGCAGGGCGCATGAATTATTTTTTGGCCTCGCGCTCGGCCTCTTCCACCCATTTTCGCACCACATCGGCATCCCCCCAGAATGGCGTTCTGTCCGCCCAGACCTTCAGCCAGGCCCGGCCCTCGGGGGATGTCAGAAGCGCGGAAGGCTCGGCGCCCTTCCCATGCTTGGCGCAGGCTGCCTGATACACGGTTTCCACTTCATCAAAGTTCATCACATCCCCCACACCCCCCACACATCAGCCACGCGCTGCAGCGCGCCCCGAAAATCCCGCACGTCTAAATCCGGTGGCCAGATATTCCACCCGATCACGGTTACAACTGCCCGCACCAGCGGCAGAGGCCCTATCACCGCGTCCGCCGCCCGCAAGTCAGCCCGTGCCGCCACTTGCGCCGCTGTCGGCCCATAGGACGCCGCGCCATTGCCCCGTGTGTCCACCTGGGCACCGTCCGCCACCTCTAACCGCGTCAGGTATCGGTCAGCGGCCTCGTGCTGTTCATGGGTCAGATACCCACCCGCCCATAATTCGTGGTAAATCACCTTGGCCTTGCCAGCCCTCACAGAAGGGCGTCCAGGGCTGTCAGGGTCCGCCCGGTAGGTAATCCAGGCGGTTCCGTTGACAAGCCTCTGTGCAGGCCCGTAATCCAGGGTTATGCGGGTCTCAGGCCGACCCCGCCCGCGCGCGCGTGGTTTCGTCATGCCTT